GAATGTCGGACTCCATCGATGCCCAGTCCTGACCGATCTCAATCGAGAACGGTACGAACGCTGAGCCCTTGTGGACCGTGATGCTCGGCTGTGCGAGCGTCGGTGCGTTGTCGGTGACTTCGGCGGCTTCAGCGGTCCAGGCGGCGGTGATGCCGGCGGAGCTGACGCCGTTCCAAGTGTCGGTCGTGATCTGGACGACACGGCTGATCTGGCGGAACGGGTTGACCGAATGGCTGCCCGAATCGATGATCGTCGGGTCGAGCGTGAACGGCACGGCGAAGCCGCCGTTGGCGTTGCTCAGCGAAGCTGCACGGACGGAATGAACCGCCTGCGCCTCGGAAGCCGTCCAAGTGTCGGACGATCCAGCGAGTGCTTTGGTGAACGCTGCACGGTACTCAGGGTCGCCGGTGGCGACGATGTGGCGGGCCACTTCGCCGTTGCTGTCTGCGGAACGCATGACGGCTTCAGCCTGCTCCTGGTGGCGTGCGTCGAGCCCCTTGGTGGCGTCGATGACGGCGCGGGCACGATCGCGGACTTCGCCGACGGGTGCGCCATAACGCATGTCGGTCATGTCGTGGATGTCAGCCTTACGCTTGATGACGTTCGGGACGTTCAAGATGGCGCCGGCGCGGGTTGAATCCTGCTCCGGTGCCAGAGCGGCACGGTCGATAACGGCCTGACGGGCTTCGAGCGTGACGACGAGCGCCTCGCGGGTCGGCAGTTCTGCAACGGCTTCGTCAAGACGGGCGTCTTGCTCGGTGGTGATCTCTTCGAGTTCTGCGAGTTCGCTGATCTCGGTGGCGAGTGCAGCGACGGCGTCGCGTGCTTCTGTGAGCTTGTTCATTTGGTGACCTCCTGGGTCAAGACGGCAGCGGCGAGTGCCCTGCGTTGGTTACGTGTGCGCGTCTTGGCGTGGCCGGTAGCCGGGGCTTCGACAACTGCCGCGTGGTCCTCGACCGGGGCGGCAGTATCAGCGGTCGAATCGTCCGCAAGGGCGCGGATGTCTTCGGTGCTCATGGCGAGGAGCGCGGCGACTTCGCTGCGAACCTCAGAATCTGTGAGAGCGAGAGCCGTCTGGCGGCTTCGGACCGAAACGCTGGTTGAGTCGTAGGCCGGAAATACGACCGGCCCGACCTCGTACAGTTCGACTTCGGTGATGGTGCGGTACTCGACGCCTTCTCGCATCTCCCACGTGTCGCCGGTATCGGTGACACGGAAACGGAATGACATGCCAGTCACTGCCTCGTCGCGGATCGCGTCGCGCACCGGCTCAACAAGCCAGTTGTCGGACAGCTTCGCCCGCATCCGCAGCCCGTGATCGTCCTCGACGAGCGACGTGATGCGCCCGAGCGGAATGGAACCAATCAGCGGGTGAGCGCCATGATCGAACTGTAGGACCGGCATACGCTGGCCGATGGTCCGCTTGAAAGCACCGGGCGCGATCCGTTCCTGAAACGTTCCTGAGCGGTCGTTGATCTCGGTCCAGTCGTTGAAGACTGCGCCGTACCCGTCGAGGGTCAGACCGTCGGCGGACGGCTCGGCGCGAAAGTCGACGCTGCGGGTCAGGTTGTCACGCTGCACCAGCTCGCGGACATTCAAAGTTTCACTCATGTGCTTAGCCCTTTCGAGGGGTCGCCGGTTCCTGGCGGTTGTAGTTGGACCGACACGTTTCCGGTGTGAGTCAGCTTCGACAGATCCCCCGTCTTGACAGCGTCGATCACCGACGCCGGATCAAAGCCGCCATCAACAAGTTGACGAGCAGCGCTGGCGTTCGTGGAAAGAATGTCGGCGGCGTCCTTCTGATCTTCCTGCAAGAACAAGACACGGCCGGGATCGAACGCCAGCTCCTGGCCGTCAGGCACATCGACCAGCGACTCGAGCGATTCGCAAAGACCGTCGACGGTCGGAGTGAACCAACCGTCGGCCAGAAGGCGACGGGCTGCGCCGTAGTTGCCGGCGTTCAACGACGAACCCGACAGCGCCTCTTTCGTCCCGAGCACCGAAGCCGGGATGCGAGAACGGACCGAGACGCGGTTCTCAAAGACGCCGGTGATCTCGTTGAGGCCGAGATCCTTGATCGACGAGCCGACAACCTTCACGTCAGTACCGCCACCGAGGAACATGTTGCGGAAGCGATTGGACTCGCCAGCGAAGTTCTCGTTGACAACCTTCGCATACTCGGCCGTGTCGGCCGGAGACTTCGACGGGTCCATGATGAAGACCAGGCCCGGCACGGTCGCCTTCTCGAAATACTTGCCCATATGGTCGGTGACCTGACCGTCGAGCAACGTCTCACGGACCACCGAAGTGACCCACGACGTACCGCGCCACGGATGAATAGGGTCAGGCTCCGGCGCCCACACCGCAAACTCGCCCGGAAAGAAAGACTCAATCTGTGATTCACCGTTGCGGTTCTTGCCGGGGTTGTAAAGAATGCCGACAGTGACAGCGTCGAACGGCGCCAACATCGTGTCGCCATCCCACGACGGCTCCGAGTTGGAGCCAAGAACAAACTGCACCTTGTCGGGCGCCAGACGGTGGAGAACATCGCCACGCTTCACAACGACACCCGTGCCGGAATATGAAGCGTCGATCTCGAGCAGCGACAGCAGCGACGAACGCGACCGTGAGCCCGGACGATTCAACGGCGTGAGCGCCCGAGTCTTGGTCAGTGCGCCCGAGTCGTCACGGAAACGGAAACGAACCTGCGAGAGTAGAAGCCCGCGAGTCGTGACAGCCGCAGCGACAACGCCGTGACGGTTGTGGATCTGCTGTACGTAGCTGACGAAGTTCTCGTCGACATCGGCAGGGCTCGAGCCGGACGGGCCAACAATGTAGTTCGAGCCGTCGTACATGAACTTTGCGAGGCCGTCGAGCGACGTGAACCGCTCCTCGGACTGCGGGCGGCTCGAAGGCTGCGCCCGGATGGCGTCAAGAATCCGCATTGGTCGAACTCCTCACGTCGAAGTAGCGCACCATGTACGCGATGAAAATCAATTCGAGGCCCGCCACGATCCACGCTGCGGGCTCATATATGTGACTGACACCGACAACGATGGCCGCACAACCGGCGAGGGCCAGGACTACGTGTAACGCCAGCCTCACGCGAAGACCACGTGAGCCGCAGCGGTCTTCGCCTCGGACTCAACACCGAGCCGGCCGAACGCCATCACGGCTGCACTAAATGGTGAAATGTCGCCCATAGAACCTCGTCTCGTTAACGTCTCGCCGCCATCAGCCCACGGCTTAGTCCTCGCGCCCTTCACCGCACGCCTGAGCGCCGGCTCGCCGCGATGTCGGATCTTCGGGGCCTCGCCCCTCGTCGCATCCACGAACGCCGTGAACGCCAACGCCTGATCGCCGGGCTTCATCACATCGACCACGACACCCGCCGCAGTGAGCTCGGCAATCAACGACTCGGCTGGCGACGACGCGCCAACCGTCAAAGCCAAACCGTTGAGGTTGGCCTGAATCTCAAGCGCCCGAGCCGCAACCCATGAGGTACCGGGTCGGGCCGTCGTGATCTCCACGTGCGTTAGGCCGTCAACGCGACGGCCAGCAAGGCCGAACGTCGACCACGACCGATCGTGCGCCACGTCGAGCGCCCACCGGACACCCTCCGGTAGCGGCGCCGACGTGGCGTCAGTCAAAGCGTCCCACGCCTCGAGATCAACAGGGCCGACACCCGACCGGCTTTCCAAATGCTTCGCGACACCCATACGCTCAGCAGCGAAATCGGCGGGCGCCATCACCAGGAACTCTGTGTCCCTGACCCATTCCTCCGAGATCAGAATGCCGAGTGACGGATTCGACCTATACCAGTTGTCGACATCCTCGGGATCGTCGTCGGGCTCGCAAGCCCACATTGCCAGCAACGTCTTCGCCGGCTTCGTCCGTAGAACCTTGTCAAGTAGCCGGTGCATATATTCTGAATGCTCAAGCGGTGCCGAGCCGGTGTAGATCAACTGCGGGAGCCTGTCCAGGCTCATCGACTGGGCAGCCATAGCCGGGACAAGCGCCGCAAGATGGGCGTCCTGTAGTTCCTGCGACTCGTCCAGCACGACCCGCTGCGGCGAAGCGCCGCGCTTGGTCGCCTTCGTGCGGGTGCGGTACTGCAAGACAAGCTTCTCGTCAAGGTTGCGGGTGCGTTCTTTACCGTTCGCCTTGTACGTGTGGAGCTTCGGAAGGTCGATGTCGGCGTCGGCCGTCAGCGACTCGATGCGCTCCATGTGGCCGGCTGCGGTGTCCGCTTCGTGCGCCGTGTGAATCACGGTCGGGATGCCGGCAACGATCAGCCAGAACAACTCGAGCGCTTCGAGGATCGCGCCTTTTCCGTTCTGCCTCGGGATAACGAGAATGACCGTGTTACACGCCGGCATACCGTCACGGTCGACGGCCAGAATCCAGCGGACGAGCCAACGCTGCCAGTCGAGCAGGTGGAGCCCGAGCGAAGCAGCAAGGTCGATAGCTACGTCGCCGTCAGTGAAGTCGAAGTCGCCATCAGGCGTTAGCAGATGCGTCGGCCGTTGTGCGCCGACCCTCGCGGCGTTGCTTGAGTTCGTCAATGCTCCCCTTCGGCTTCGACATTGTTCCGTCGATCTCGGCCAGCTCGACCAGCGTCGCCCGATACTGGGCCGACAATTGAGCGTGAACGTTCGCTTCGGTCGTGTCGATCTGCGCGGCCAGCGTGTCGCGCAACACTTCGAGCGCCTGCTTACGGTCGCCGGTCTGGGCGGCGATCAGGTTCTTTGCCATCGGCTCACCCTTCGCGTTTATCACGTAGCGTGATCTCAACTGTGGACAACGTTATCCACAGTTGGGGATAACCGGTTCGGGTAGTTCGGGCCCCTGGGGCCCACCTCGGGAAAGCCATATATCATATGGCCTACAGCCCACCTCTTCCATCGGGGAGGGGTGAAAACCG